GAGATCGGGCCGGTGAACAAGGCGTGCTGTGCCATGAACCCCTCCAGGGGCGTTGATGTGAAGGGGTCCTGCCGCCCCGCTCAACAGGAGGACGGAGCGGGGCGGCAGGGGGTCGGGCTACTTCTTGGCGACCTTCTTGACGCTCTTGGTCTCTGCGTCCTCGACCGCCGCCTTGCGGCCCGCCTTGGCGTTCGCCTTGGCGCGCTCGGCGAAGGTCGTGTTGGGCAGCGGCTCCTTCTGTGGGCGACCCGTGAAGCTCGGGTGCTCCACCCAGCCCTCCTCGGGCTTGTCGCCGGCCATCAGACCGAAGTGATGGTGCAGAAGGCGTCGGGGTCGAGGCCCCCGAGGGCCAGCCGCTCCTCGGCGAGGACGGCGAGCAGGTTGCGCCCGAACCAGTCCTTGTGGCTGTCCGTGACGTAGATCGCGGACTGCTGCCGGTCTGCCACGACCGCCTGGCGGAAGTCACCGACGAGCGCGGTGTTCTCCGTCATGGCCTCGGTGACGACGACCTTCAGGCCCCACAGGGACTGCTGCTGGTCGGCCGGCGCACCGGGGTCGGCGATCATGTAGCGGTTGGTGCTGTCCTTCGCGAGCAGGAAGCCCGTGGAGAACCAGTCGTTCGGGTGGATCACCAGCGCCGTCGGGCGGCGACGGTCGGCGCGGATCGTGCGGATCGCGTCGACAACCGCGTCCAGGTCCGTGCCCGCCGAGCCGACCGTGGAGATGCCGGAGGTCTGCAGGATGCCCCGCAGGTTCGGCGAGGTGCCGTTGCCGTTGAGGATCTGGTCCTCCTCCTCCTCGCGCAGGCCGTACAGGAGGAACTGGTCCACCAGCGCACGGACCTGCGGGGCGTCGGCAGCGGCACGCCGGGTGATCGGCATGAGGTGCGCGATCGTCTCCACCGGGGTGCTGACGACGGCCAGCGTCAGCGCCGACTCGGGCTTGGCGCCCGAGGCCGCGGCGACCGTGTACGGGCCGGGGGTGGCACCGGAGATCGCCGGGTCGTCCGAGGTCGTGGCCTCCGCGACAGCCGCGGCGTTGTTCGTCTTGCCGGTGACCTGGACGTACTCGAAGGTGTCCGAGGTGATGTTGATGTTCGTGCACAGATCCCGGACGGTGAGCTCGCGCTCGCCGATGAGGTCCGTCACCGGGCCGTAGCGGGCCGGGGTGACGAACGCGCCACCAGAGGTGTCCGAGGCGCCGGTGACGACCGTGTTGAAGAACCCGCCGGTCTGGTACTCGGCGGACTTCAGGCCGCGCACGTTGCGGATCGCACCGTCGGAGCCCTTGAACTGGTCGACGAACTCGGTGAACGCCGGGGACTGCGCGAACGCCGCACCCAGGGTCATCCCAGCACGGGGCTGGATGAGCCCGTTGTAGCCGACCTTCGGCTCCGCGGTCTCGGTGCTCGCGCCGGCGAGGTCGCTCAGGAACGCCTGTGCGACGTCCAGGGAGCCGTTCGCGCTCGCCTCGGCCTTGATGGAGGCGACGAGGGAGGTGACGTCCGCGCTCATCTGGTCGAGCTTGGTGCGGTCGTCCGCGCTCAGCGGCTCGGTCTTCGCGTCGCACTCGTCGGCGAACGCCTTCATGTCGTGGACCAGCTTCTCGAGCTGCTCCCGCTTGGTAGCCATCGTGGCTGGCCCCTTTCGTGGGCATGGGTGTGAGCCGCGAGCCCAACGGGAAGCGGCGATGAGGTGGTGCGGTGGTGCTAGCTGACGGCGAGCAGTGCCTCGGCCTCAGCGATCTCGGCGTGGTGCCGTGCGCGTACCGGAGAGTTGCCAGCGGGAGCGGGGCTCTCGGGTGCGTCCGACTGTGCCGGGATGAACGGGTCGGGCGCGTCAGTGCGCCCGGAGTGAGCGAACACGCTCAGGTCGAAAGCGTTCGCGGGGGCGGGCTCGTCCACGGTGACGACGCTGTCCGCCAGGCCCGCGGTGACAGCCTCGTCGGCGGTGTACCAGGTCTCGGCCTTCATCGCGGCGCGCCAGTCCTCGGTGGTGCCGCCGGCCTTGTCTGCGTAGATCGAGGCGATGTTGTCCGAGAGCTTGTCGAGCACACCGGCGAGCTGGGTCATGTCCTCGGCGTTCCCGACGACCAACCCCCAAGCGTCGTGGATCATCAGCTGGCTGTTCCGCGCCATGATCGTCTCGTCGGCGCCGGCCACGAGGAACGAGGCGGCGGAGGCGGCAAGGCCCTCGACGGTGGCCTTCACCTTGGCCGGGTGGGCGCGGAGCAGGTTGAGGATCGCGATGCCCTCGAGCGCCTCCCCGCCGGGGGAGTTCACCTGCAGGTCGATCTCCGTCACCGACGAGGGGAGCTCGTCGAGTGCCTGCGCGACCTCCTTCGCGGAGATCCCGAACGGACCGCCCCAGGAGTCGATGACGTCGAAGACCCGCAGCGTCGCCACAGCCCCGTTCGTCTTGGGCGCGATCTCAGCCTTCAGTGGCTCCCGATGGGCGGGGGCGAGCTGCCCGCGGAAGCGGTACTGCTGCTGAGCCTGCTGCGCGCGGGCGCGGTTGGTGTTCACGAGCTCTCCAATCCACGGAGCCTGCGTCGCAGGGCCGGAACGTCGTCACCTGCGGCACGCGCCGCGGACAGGGCGGCGAGCACCGAGTCGGTCTCGCCGTTCAGGCCGGCCGTCAGGGCGGCCGGGTCGATGTCGTCGAGGGACTGCTGCCACGACAGCCGCCCCATCAGCGTCCGGGTGGTCTCCGCGGACGGAGCCTTGGGGGCTGCCGTGCGCGCGGCGGTGACGACGTCGAGCATGTCGAGCGGAATCGACGCCGCGTTCAGCACGATCCGGTCCGTGCCCTCGATGAACGGCAAGTTCTCCTTGGCGCGCTTCTCCGCCAGCGTCATGTAATCCGCCGCGCGGTACGCCTCCTGGCGGGTCTCGAAGTCCCCGCGCAGCACCTCGTCCAACATGAACTCTGCGTACACATCCTCACCGAAGTCCGGCTCAGTTCGACCGGGCTGGATCGACCCGCGGAGTTGCATCTCCAGCGCCGCCTCGAAGTAGTTCAGCGGCACAGCAGCGGTGTCGCGGTACACCGAGCGGAACTGCTCGGTGATGTTGCTGAACGTCGCCCGGTCGAGGATGTGCACCGCCGGCGGGGGCATGTCGTAGGCCGCGACGACTTCCTCGCGGTTGAGCTTGCGCGTCTCGATGTACTGCGCTTCCTCGGCGGTGAGGTCGAGCTTCTCGGGCTTCATGCCCTCCTCGAGCACGACCGTCACACCGGTCTTGTCGGACCCGGCTGCGATCTGGTCCCACTGCGCCTTCAGCCGCAGCTGAGCGGGCTGGCTCAGCGTGTTGGGGTGACTCAGGGCGAAGCCGGGGCGAGCGCCGCGCTGCCAGAACGATGACGTTGCCTGCCGCGCGGCGGCCTCGTTCTCCAACGTGGCCCGCAGCGGCTCCAGCGGGCTCATGCCCCGCTCGAGCGAGTCCGGGTTGAACGTCGTGAAGTGAATGATGTCCTGCCGCGTGATCTTCGTCAGGCGGACCCGGCCGTTGTCGAAGGTCCAGGTGCCGTCCCGCTCCAAGGTCATCGCGGTCGGGTGCAACGGGACCAGCTGGATCGGCCGGCCGCCGGGGTCGCGGATCTTCCCGAGGAACGATTCCCCGAAGATGTCCCGCGTGGCCATGATCCACGTCCAGAACATCATCCGGTCGTGACGCTCGTTCGGGCGGCGCAGGAGCTTGGCGTAGGGGTGGTCGCGGGCGTCTTCCCGGCCATCGTCGGCGGTGCGCTTGTAGACCTTCAGCGGGAGCCGGGCGATCATGCCAGCGCGCTTGTTCACCACCACGGCGACCCATAGCTGGCGGCGGTACAGCTCGGAGTAGGAAGACCACATCAGCCCGTGGGTGGGCCAGTCCGCGCCGTACTCGGCGGTGGTGCCGGACCACTCGACGCGGTTGACCAGGGTGCCGCGGCTTCGGAACACGCGGACTCCCTAGGCTCGCTGGACGTGGAGGATGTCGCCGGTCAGGACAAGCACCTCACCGTCCAGCGGCAGGGAGCCGCCGCCCTTGGCTGCGCCGATCGCTTCGGCGTTCCGCAGCACCCAGCACTTGTCGTCGGCGTCCCACAGGACACCCTCGAACGCCTGCCCCTGCTTGAGAGTGACGATGACCTTCTCGGAGATCCGCTCGCTGATGATGCGGGACCGCTTCGCTCTCATAGCGTGACCAGCCCCCTGTCCTCATAGGTCGACGAGGTGCCAGCGGCCAGCCCGAACAACGCGAAGGTGATCGCGTACAGCGGGGCGATGCTGCCCTCCGAGCGCCGCCGGCTGAACGCCCGCGCGCCTTCTGAGCGGGTCCAGTCGGATGCCTCGATGGCATCAGTGACGGCTGGGTCACCGTTGTGCGAGAGCTCCCCGGAGACCGTGAGGTCATGCAGCGTGCCGCAGGCCGCAGCACGCTGTCCCGGGTTCAGGCGGTTCACCTTCATGCCGGCTTCGCGCAGTGCCGTGACGAGGTGGTCTTCCTCCGGCAGGGACTGCCCGTCGACCGTGACCGTCCACGCCTCGTACTTGCGCGCCAGCTCCGCCAGCCTCAGGACCACACCCAGCTCGCCGAGATCCTCGACGACCTCCAGGTGAGGAACGCCATCGACCCGCCACGCCGCACCGATATGCGCCCGGGAACGGTCCGACTCGAGCTCGAGCGACCACTGCGGCGCGACCATCTCGACCTCGCGGCCAAGGCTCAGCGCCAGCCACGGCCCGAGCGGGATGGTCGTCTCGACCGAGCGGGCGCCCCAGATGCCGCAGCCCTCGCGCAGGAACGACCCGTCACCCAGCTTCTTGCGTAGCCGCAGGATCGCCGTGCGTGAGGTGTCGTCCGGAAAGGACGGGTTAGCGGTGGCGATCTGGCCCCAATCCGCGTCGGTCAGAGGCTGCGGCAACGGGGTGGGGAGGTAGTCGGGAGCTGCGCCGAACTCGACCCAGCCGGTGTCCTCGTCGCCGGCCTCGGCATCGGCGCGCATCCGGGCGAACACCTCGCCGGGATCTTGCGGTCGAGGCGGGGTGCCCATGAACAGCATCAGCGCGCCCTCGGGCTGCCGCGACTGATTCATTGCCGGGACCATGTCGTCCAAGGCCGCGTCGGTCAGGTGCTGGGCCTCGTCGAACACCTCGGCGTCGACCTCGTCGAAGCCTCGACCGAACCCGCGCTCCCGCGCCCCGATCAGGATGCGCGAGCCATTGCGGAAGACGATCTGCTGCTCTCCCGAGCCGGTCTTGATCTGCTTGATGTACGGCGCGATCTTGCGGCGCCTGGCGAACACCTGCAGCTTGCCGAAGGTCTCCTCGGCGGTCTTGAGACGGTGCGCGGTCCACAGCACCGTGAAGCCCGGCCGGAGTAGACACAGCGCGAACATGATCGCCGCGACGAGGAAGGTCTTTCCGACCTGCCGCGGGATGCTCAACCCGGTCCCGCCGACCGTCGAGGCGTAGGTGCCGTCCGCGCGCTTGGCGAGGATCAGCCGGCCGATCGGTGGCTGCCACCACCGGAACGAGATCCCCAGGTCGACGCACTTCGCCTCGACCGAGGGCCAGCCGGTGCTGACGATCCCCGACGGCGCGTGAACGCGGCGGGCGACCTCAGAGAGCTTCGGCGTCCCAGGCTTCGTCAGGGTGGCCGTTGGCATCCTCAGCGGCCTCCTGCTTCTCGCGAGCCTCGATCGCCTCGATCTCCTGGGCGATGTCCATCAGCCGGCGCGTCAGGGCCGCCAGGTCACGCGCCGGCGTGCGGGGGTCCTCCACGGCAGAGGCCACACGAGCTCGCATCGCCACCAGCAGCTCGCGGCGAGTGCCGTCAGCAGCGGCCGACGAGATCGACTTCGGCGCAGGCTTGTCAGCCTTCGAGTCCGGCGCCACCACGCTCAGCCCACGCTTCGGAGCAGCCACGCGAGCCTCCAAATGGCGGGAAATGGAAAACGATCACAGATAGACGTTGCGCAG